TGCTTACAGCGGTGCAGGTCAAGGTTGCTTTGATGATTACCATTTTGAAATGAAAGCACATATGCAAACAGATAAACCTGAAGAAGTAAAAGCAGAATGGGAAAGTTTCTTTCCTTACGAAGACTCAAATGACATGTTCGTGAGGGGTTAATATGACTGATAAATTATTGTTAGATGAATATCAACGTAAATATTATGATGTAGAAATACAATATCAATGTGTCGTGACTGTCGACAAAAGAATATATGTTGATGAAATGGAACAGTTTGTAGACACTTACTATGATGCTGAATATTTAGAAAAGAAAAATATTAAATATCAACATATTGGTGCAGATGAATTCAACAAACATAATATGTTGTTTGCAGAAATGGTAGCACCAGATAGAGTAGAAGATGAAGAACTACATCACGGTTTAGAAATAACTGATACATTTGTAACAGGTTCAACAGAAGGTAGTGAACGTGATGGCAAAGAAATATGGGAATGTGTAATATGTAAAGATCACTTCACAGGATTTGGTAATAACCCAGACCCTGTACAGATAAACGGTGATTGTTGTGATGCGTGTAATACCAATCACGTGATACCAGCACGTATGCAAGAGTTGTTTGCATAATGCTATTCATTGGTTTTGTAACATTATGTGCATGGCTTGTTGTTATATCAATAAACATAATCTCAGCAAAAAACTTAAAAAAGAGAAGACAAAAGTAACTATAGGAGCACTGTTAATAGCGGTGCTCCTCGTTTTTTTCAAAGCCCACATCCTAATAAGGGTGTTTTCTTTTTTCAAATAAGGGTATACTCAAAGTAAACAAAGGAGGAGTAGTGCAAACAAATTTAATTAATCAGCTTGCTGATATATTAGAATACAAAATAACTTCAAGAAATCATAACAACACACACGCTGCACGATTATTTCGTGATGCTCAATGTGTATACAATGATTACCGTACTGTTAAAATTTTAAATATGACGTTTGATTTTCTTATTCAGCAGTTTAAAAAAGATAACGGTTCTACTAAGCTAACAAACACTAGTGCCAAAATTGGTAGTTACTGCATAAATATCTTAAACCTCACAGAATTCGATTATAACAACAAAACATCAATAATGCTAGGGGACTTCATCTTAGACGTTTTAATCGAAGAAAAGTACCTTATCTTAGCCCGTGAGCCATATTTTCGTATAGAAGAGGTGTATTTACAAAATATTAAGAAAAAATTTAACTACAACCCATACAAACTAGAAATGGGTGAAAAATTCTTTAAAATTTCAGTCGATCAAACTCAACGTACAGGCATATCACGTTATAAATATAAAAAATGGATAAAAGGTTTTCGTAATACCAATGGTGTAAAGGAAAGATTAGTTAAATCGAATGTAGATATAGATCAAAGCTATGATGATAAAGACTTTTATGAATCAATAAACAAACTTGAAAACGTCCAATGGCAAATCAACCCGCAAGTCGCTGCTGTAAGTTTAAAACTCACTAAACAGCTCACTAACACAGAAATAGAACTAATAAACAGTGATGGTATGGCAATAATGTTTGACACAATAGACATTAAACGTGAACATGTGAATAAACATTTGAAAGGCATGTTGTTATACAGAGAGCAAGATTTGTTTGAACCTGAATTAGGAAACTCTTCCTCTGTACCCATACTAGAAAAAGAAATTGAAAAGCTTAATCTAAGAATTCATAAATTAAAAAACAAAATTAAAATAGAAGAAACACAAATAAAATTACAAAAAGTGCGAGATAAATACAACCTCGAAAATAGACGTTGGACGGACAAACAATACTGCCTTCGCATCCAGTCACAAGCAACTAGAAACAGAGCGATTTTAGAAACAATAAACGGTAACAATAATTCACCGGGCTGGTTAGGTTACAAATTTTATCAATCAATGTACTTAGATTACCGTGGACGAATTTATAATCGTGATCCATACTTTAGTTATCAATCAAATGATTTAGCACGAGGACATTTTTTATTTGCTGAAGAAAAAGTTGTTGACCAAAAAGGTGCAGAATATACATTTATACATGCAGCTACATCATTTAATCAAACGTACAAAATAACTGAGTTACCTTTACAAGAATGGCTAGAGTTAGATTACAAAACATCTCTTGAAAATGATGGCTTAGTGGACATCTCAGTAGACAAAATGGGTGTGTTAGATAAACATAATTGGACTATTGAACACATTGACATGATATTAAACGTAGCTGAAAACCCAATTGGCACACAAAAATATTGGATGTCAGCTGAAAAACCATGGGTATTTTTATCATTGTGTTTTGAGATAGGCGGAATAATTGGCAGCGCCCTGACTGACGAACCATATTATTCATCAATGCCAATCTCAATTGACGGAGTTAACAACGGTACACAACATTTAGCAGCAATGTCTTTAGATGAAAAGGCTGGTAAGCTCGTAGGATTAATGCCAATGCAAATGCCTAAAGATTTTTATTTAGTAATGGGTAAGAAAATATTAGAATTAAACAAAAACACAGACATTGGTAGCAAAATGCAACACATACCAATGAAATTAATACGCAAAGGTATAAGTAAACGTGGCTCAATGACTAGAGCTTATGATGCTGGTGCTAGAAAAATTGGTGAAATAATATATCAAGATTGTTATGATGCTGGAATAACATCTACATACAGCATAACACGATCCGATTCAAAAGCTTTGGGTAAAGATTTAGTTGCAGCTTATGATTCAATTTGTCATGGACCTGTAGAAATTAAAAAATATTTACAAGCACTTGTCGAACATAAACTAAAAGACATGAACATGAAAGACATATCATGGAATACACCAAGTGGTTTTCCAGTACTCACTCAAAAATGGGTAGCACGCAAGAAAGTTTATAAAGGATCAATAAATAAAAAACAAATTACACATGTTTATTTAGATATAACTGACAAACCTGCACTTGCTGAACATCTATCTGCTATTGGTGCTAACTGGGTACACTCATACGATGCAAGCCATATGTCATTAGTAATAAATAAACTTAACTTACCAAGTTTTGGCGCAATACATGACAGCTTTAGTGTACATGCTGCAGACGTAGAAGCTTTAATCAACACAACTAAAAGTGAATTTATAAAAATGTATGCTAAAGATATCTTCGAAATCATGCGTAATGAAATAATATGGAACGACAATAGCTTTGATAAAGAGACACCAGAAGTAGGCAAATTAATACTAGAAGATATACACGGGTCAGACTTCTTCTTCTGCTGATGTACTCTAGGTGGGGTAAAAGTAAAAAATAATGTATAAAAATGTCTATAAATACTATATAAATCAAAGACTTATATCAATAAATAAAAATGCGAGGTAACATGGAAACAAGTTTTGCAAAAGACCTTGAACGAGGTCAAAAAATAGAAAAAGAAATACTGGTCTGGGTAAAAAAGAAATACGATGACGCTTACTTAGTTGAAGGATACTGTAAAGAATGGGATATACATATACCCTGCGATGATAAAGGAGTTGAAGTTAAATACGACCCAATGTCACAACAAACAGGCAATCTTGTAGTTGAAATAGAATATAACGACAAGCCGTCCGCCCTCTCAACTACCAAAGCTTATCGCTGGGTATTTCATACAGGAAAAGAAGTGATAGTAACAACACCAGGAATTCTATTTGAAGTAATAGCAAAGAACGGATTACAGCCTGCTAGATTTAAAGGACCGGGTGATCCGTATTACAAACGAGCGTATTTAATTAATAAACTTTTAATAATTGATACGGCAATACATGTAAGGAAATTATCATGAAAAAAAATGAAATAAAAGTTCGATGGAATGAAGATAGACCATCAGATATACCAGATAAAATCAATCCACCACATTACCAACAAGGTAAAATAGAAGTTATAGATTTTATACTTGACCAGAAAATGGATTACTTAACTGGAACAATCACAAAATATATATCACGTTGGAGGTTTAAAGATGGTGTTTGTGATTTAAAGAAAGCTAGATGGTTCTTAAATAAACTTATAGAAAAAGAAGAAAAAATCTCGGGTAGCCCCTTAAAGGGAAAGTAATAAAAATTAATGTTGCATTATGTGGTAGTTATGTAACACAAAAAAACGCCATGCACTCTGAAACTACCACACCTCCTTCAGAATGTATGGCTCTTTTTTTTAAAGTAAAAGCCACCTTCAGTGGCTTTCTATAAGAACAGAAAGACTATAAAGTCTTTTTACGGAGTCAAGTGTAAGGCTTGACATTTTTATAACAAGTAATAAGGAGAATCTAAATGATTCTAAACAATGTAAAAGTAAAGTGGGCTAGAGTTGGTGACAACCCTGCTCAAAAGTATGCTTCAGAAGATACTGAATGGACTATAGATTGTCATGTAACACCAGAACAATCTAAAGAATGGGTAGCTAAAGGATTTGCACAGAAAGAACGCTTTGATCCTGAAGATGGAACGCCTTTTGTTAAAATTAAACGTAACACACACTTTAACAAAAAGAATCCTGTAACTGGAATTATGGAAAAGATGGCAATATCTGCTCCATTTGTTAAAGATAAATACGGTGATAACCTAGGCGACATGGCTATTGGTAATGGCTCGTTATGCAATGTACAATACATGGAAAGACCATGGGAGTACGCTGGTAAAAGTGGCGTCACTGCTACACTCGTAGGTGTACAGGTCATGGAACTAGTAGAGTATGAAGGCGGAGCGGGTGGAGATGAGTTTACTTATCTTGAAAGACCGACTGCTGAAATTACAGAAACTGATGATGATGACGAGAACATTCCGTTCTAAATAATCCTTAATGGTCCTGAGCATGACAAGTAAAACTGCTCACTTAACATGGAGAAATAATGGTAAACCCTAATAATAATAAACATTTTAATGACGAAGCATTGAGAATAAATCGAATACTAAAAAAAGAAAACGACAGTCTAAAAGAAACTATAACACAACTAACAAAAGCTCTTGAAGCATTAGGAGTTAACTATAAGGAGAACGATGATGGCGTTAAGACAGTATCAAAAAGACACTCTTAATAACATCATACGATCTCAAAGAAAAGGAAACAAAAACATATTACTACAAGCTGCTACCGGCTCTGGCAAAACAATCATGGCTTCAGCTTATGTAAAATATTTAATAGAACAAAATAAAAACGTATTATTTTTAGCACATAGAAGAGAATTAATACAACAATGCTCAGATAAATTAACTAACGAAGGAATCAGGCATGGAATTATTATGGCTGGTGAAACCTCAGAGTTCTGGCATAAAACACAAGTAGCTTCTATAGATACACTAAGGTCTCGGTCAATAACAAATAAAACAGAACCTCTGCCAAAAGCAGATGTGGTTATTATTGATGAAGCACATAGGTCATTAAGCAGAACTTACATTAAACTTGTAGGTATGTATGAAGACAGTCAAGTCTTAGGATTGACAGCAACACCTGTTCGTTCTGATGGTAAAGGACTTGGATTTATATTTTCAGATATGGTTCAAGCTCCGTCTATTAGAGAGCTAACTAAAGAAGGACACCTAGTTCCATGTGAATATTATGCGCCAACAATACCTGATCTAAATGGTATACAAACTTCAATGGGTGATTACAATTCTGTGCAACTTGCAGATAGAATGGACAAACCTAAATTGATAGGTGACATAGTATCTTCATGGAAAAAGATAGGCAACAACAAAAAGACTATTGTGTTTGCTTCATCTGTTGCTCATAGTAAAAACCTAGCAGAATCTTTTATTGATATTGGTGTTAAAGCTGCACATATAGATGGCGAAACAGATAACAAAGAAAGAGAACGTGTATTAAACGATTTTAATAATGGTGATACAAAAATAATTTGTAATTGCATGGTATTAACTGAGGGATTTGACTGCCCCCCAGCTGAAATATGTGTACTTGCAAGACCAACTAAATCGTTAGGCATGTATATACAAATGGTTGGCAGAGTATTAAGACCACATGAAGGTAAAGACAAAGCAACTATTATAGATCACTCTGGTGCTGTATATATGCACGGGTTCATTGAAGAAGATATTAATTGGACACTTGATCGTAAAATAAAATTAACTGCAAAAGAAAGAAAACTTGCACAGCCAAAAGAAGAAGCTCAGATTATATGTGAAGGATGTTTTTCTGTTTACTCTGGGTCTAACATATGTAGTAAGTGTGGACATATACAACTTAAGAAATCTAAATATGTTGCAGTCTTAGATAAAGAGCTTGGATTTGTAGACAAGAAAACTAAAACTGTTAAAAATAAACTGTCATATGCACCTGAGTTTAAAGAGGAGTTTTATAAAATGCTCTTGGGTTATTGTGCTATGTACAATTACAAACCCGGATGGGCATATCACACATACAAACTAAGATTTGATGACTACCCAAGTTATCAAAATGCAGAACCAATAAAACCAAGTAGCGAATGTTACAGCTACATTAAACATTTAAGAATAAAAAAAGCAAAAAGTAAAAATAAATATAAGTAAGGAGGAAACATGAGTAATAAATTAGACGTAACTGGCAAATGGTATGGCGTGCTATCCTCATTAGGGATAGATAGAAACTACCTACAAAATAAACATGGTCCTTGTCCAATATGTATGGAAGGGACAGATAGATTTAGGTTCGATGATAAAGATGGTCGTGGCACATACTACTGTAATACATGTGGTGCTGGCGATGGGTTCGAACTATTACAAAAAGTACATGGCTGGAGCTTTACAGATTGTTTAGATGCTATAAGACCTATTATAGATCATACAACATTCCAACCAGCTAAACAAAAGAAAGACCCTGTGCCTGCGCTACGTAAAGTAGCTAAGATGGCAGAGCCTATTGTGTATCGTGGATATATATGTGATTATCTTGCCAATCGTGGCATTAATGATTATCCAGAAACACTTAAAGAAGCAAACTTATATACATGGGAACACGGTGCTAAGCTTGGACCATTCCCAACAATGCTAGGATTAATACAAGACGCTAAAGGTGTTGGTGTATCATGGCATTTAACGTATACTAAGAATGGAATGAAACTTAAAGGAGGCACAGCAAGAAAAATTATGCCACCCAAAGGTACGATAACTGGTGCTGCAATTAGACTTCATGAACATGAAGGTACTATATGCTTAGCCGAAGGAATAGAAACTGCAATAGCTGCGAGTCAAATCTCTGGACTACCTGCGTTTTCTGTAATGAACGCCCACTGTATGGCAACCTTCGAACCACCAGAAGATATAACTGAAGTACAAATCTATGCTGACAATGACAAATCATATGTTGGTCAGAAATCTGCGTACCAGTTAGCCGAAAGGCTGGCTGCGAAACAAATTAAAGTAGATGTACATATCTCGCCTACTCCCGGAGAGGATTGGCTTGATGAATTTAATAAATTTAAATTAGAGGAATTTTTAAATGAAGATAATTAAAGATAAAGACCTGCCACAAGGGTCACAAGAATGGCTAGATGTACGTAGCAAATGTGGAATGGCATCAGAAGTTGGTGCATTATTAGGTGGTTCCAAATGGGAACCAAAGACACCGCTAGCATTATGGAATGTAAAGAATGGTGTTACTAAAATAGAAACAAACTTTGCTATGGATCATGGCAACAAGTATGAAGATGAAGCACGTAACATGTTTGAAGATGACATGGGTGCTAAGTTTCCTCCTGTTGTTGTTATCAATGACTTCGATGGTGTACCCATTGGTGCATCATTAGATGGCTACAGAGAAACGGACAACACTATATTAGAAATTAAATGTCCAATCAAAGGCACTGGTTCTGAACTATGGAAAGAAGTTGCAGAAACATCATTGCTGCCAGAACAATACTGGTTGCAATGTCAACAACAATTGTTAGTAACACACTCTAGCAAGTTATACTTCTGGATATATGATGTTAAGAATACATCAGGATTGCTTCAAGTTGTTGTGCCACATATGAAAACACAAGCCAAGATAATAAACGCTTGGACTAAATACTTTTCTGTAGATAAACCAGAGCCAACAGCAGAAGATTTAATAGAAACAAGTGATGCTGAATGGCTAAAGAAAGCCAAAGAGTGGAGAGAAATACATGCTTCACTACAAGCAGTCAAAGAGAAAGAAGAAAAGCTTCGCAAAGAACTGATTGAACTCTCTCAAGGACAATCATTTATAGGTGGTGGCGTACAATTAAAGCACGGAACCTCTAAAGGTAGAGTAAACTACAAAGCAATTCCTGAATTAAAAGGTGTAAACTTGGAAGAATACCGAGGTGATGACATAACTAAACACTACATAAAGATGCTATGAATCAAATAGATTTGCTGTTTGACATTAATCCTGTACCTGCCTCAAGACCTAGAGTCACGAGGTGGGGTACATATTATGGTAAAAAATACAAACAATTTAAGAAAGACATGGAAAAATTACTGATCAATAAAGACAAAGTGTGGCTTGAAGAGCTCATATCTGCTGATATGACGTTCTTTATTCCAATGGCTAAGTCATGGTCTAATAAAAAGAAAACGTCCAAGAATGGACAATTCTGTGACAACAATGCTGATCTTGATAATTACGAGAAAGCAATCTTAGACTCCTTAAATAATGTATATTTTCATGATGACAAGCAAATCGTAGTACAAAAGTCCAAAAAAATATGGGCAAAAAAAGGTAGTATTAAAATAATATTAAAGGAAATTACAAATGATTAGTGAAATATATATATTGTTGTGGTTATTAATTGCAATAGGAATAGGATATGCTTTTAAACAATACGGTGAGCTACAACATGCTCAAGGAATTACTGATGCTATACATATGCATTATAGAAAAGAATTAGAATACAAAATTACTAAAGATAAATCTGGTAAAGAACATTTGCAAGTAAAAATTAATGGAGGATAAATAATAATGAAATTATATATAGTAAGTGTTGGCAACAAGTTTGTTCACGATGGATATCTTGGTCTAGAGCAAGCCAAAGATTTACAAAAAGAACTTAAAGATAAAGGACATAAAAAAGTATGGGTAATAGAAGACACACATCCCGATCTTACTGAAAAGTTTTCATTAAAGGAGGGTTATTAATAATGAAGTTACCTAATGATTATCAAAACTTTATAGCATTAAGTAGGTATGCAAGATGGCTACCAGAAAAGAATAGAAGAGAAACGTGGAAAGAAACTGTAGCTAGGTACTTTGACTTTATGGCAGAGCACCTTGAAGAAAACACAGACTACAAACTAGACACAAAAACTAGAAGAAAATTAGAACATGCAGTGCTCAACCTAGACATTATGCCTAGCATGAGAGCACTAATGACTGCTGGTCCAGCTCTAGCCAAGAATCATATAGCTGGATACAACTGTGCATACTTAAGTGTTGATCATCCTAAAGCATTCGATGAGTGTCTATACATATTAATGCATGGTACTGGCGTAGGTTTTAGTGTTGAGCGTCAACACATAAGTAAACTACCAGAAATACCAGAAGAACTTATTGATGTAGACGATGTAATTGTTGTACAAGATTCTAAAGAAGGATGGCAGTCTGCATTCAGAAAACTAATTACATATTTATACAATGGAGAAATGCCTAAGTGGGATTTTTCTAGGATAAGAAAGAAAGGATCACGCCTAAAAACATTTGGCGGTAGAGCCAGTGGACCAGAGCCACTACTAGATTTGTTTAACTTCTCAACTAACATCTTTAAAGATGCTGCAGGTAGAAAGTTAACAAGCTACGAGTGTCACCGCATGATGTGTAAGGTAGCAGAGGTTGTTGTCGTTGGTGGTGTTAGACGTAGTGCATTGATTTCCCTCAGTAATTTGACTGACGAACGCATGAGAAGTGCTAAGTCTGGTCAGTGGTGGAGCGATACACCAGAGATGGCACTCAGTAATAACAGCGTATGCTATACAGAAAAACCTGACATGAGTATCTTTATGAAAGAATGGAACGCCCTCTATGAATCTAAATCTGGTGAGCGTGGCATCTTTAATAGAGAAGCTGCAAAGAAACAGGTCGCATCTATAGGCAGACGTAACACTGAACATGACTTTGGCTGCAACCCTTGTAGTGAAATCATATTAAGAGACGGTCAGTTCTGTAACCTAACTGAAGTTGTTGTTAGAGCAGACGATCATCAGAAAGACATATTAAATAAGGTTAAGCTGGCTACCATATTAGGTACGTTCCAAGCATCCCTTACTAATATTAAAAGACTGAGACCTAAGTGGGTCTCTAATACAGAAGAAGAAGCATTGCTAGGTGTCTCGTTAACTGGCATCATGGATAACTCATTCATGAATGGCAGCAATACAGACAGAGGCTACCATGGAAAGATGAGCTTACCCGACTTCCTTAAAAAGATAAGGCAAGCTTCTGTAGATACAAACAAAGACTGGTCAGGATTTCTTGGAATCAGTCAGGCTACTGCAACAACTGCTATTAAACCTAGCGGGACAGTAAGCCAACTAGTAGACTCTGCGTCAGGTATCCACACCAGACACAATGACTACTACTTCCGTAGAGTAAGAGCAGACTCAAAAGATCCAATTGCTCAGCTTATGGAAGACCAAGGTATACCATGTGAAGCGGACGTTATGAAACCAAACAGCGTCAAAGTCTTTACATTTCCTATGAAAGCACCTGATGGTGCAGTACTTAGGAATGATAGAAATGCTATTGAACAACTTGAGTTATGGCTAACATATCAAAGGTATTACTGCGAACATAAACCTAGTGTTACTGTTTCCGTCAAAGAACACGAATGGATGGAAGTAGGTGCGTGGGTATACAAACACTTTGACGAGGTGTCAGGTGTAAGTTTCCTACCGCATTCAGACCACACGTACCAGCAAGCTCCGTATGAAGACTGTACTAAAGAACAGTACAACGAGCTAGCCAAAGCAATGCCCAAGTCAGTTGATTGGGACTTGATAAGTAAGTACGAGCTGGAAGATACAACAGTAGGTAATAAAACGCTTGCCTGTACTGGAAGCGTATGCGAGTTAGTTGACCTAGTGGAAGAGGATAACGACCAAGAGTAGCATGTCTAACGTAGTCAAAATCAGATGCACAATTTGTGAGACAGTAAAAGATGAGAGCGCATTTCATATAAAGAGTAGCTCACATCTTGGAAAAGATAGACGATGCAAACCTTGTAAAGCAATCATTAGACATGAGTATCATCTCAAGTCTGAGTACAACCTAACAGTTGAAGAGTACGATAACATGCTCAAGCAACAAGGTGGTACATGTGCTAATGAGTTTTGCGAGTATGGAAAGGATGACGATCATAAACTTTTTGTTGACCATTGCCATGAGACAGGAACAGTCAGAGGATTGTTATGTCACTGGTGCAACTCAGCAGAAGGATACTTGAAAAGCAGCCCAGAAGTAGCTCAAGGTCTTATGAACTACATGAAAAAACACAATAACGAAAGGAGTTAAAATGTTAGAGAAAATTAAAAACGGTGCTGATGCTGCAATAGATGTAGGCATCAAACTAATCAGCTTGTCAATTGTATTGCAAGTTATCTTTGGTCAGAAGGTTGCCTTCTTGACTGGAGATGTGATTGGTTCTATACTAAATATAGTATGGACATTAGGTAACGCTGGATTAGCAGGTTTAATTGCTGCTGGAATTATCTGGAAGTTACTTGATAAAGATATAACGAATGAGTTATCTAAGTAAGGAGACATATGACTTGGAGAATTGATCCGAAAACTCTCAAGAACAAAGTTAGCGAACATAAAACGTACGCTATCTTAGTAGGCATTGTAGTAGTAGCAGTACTAGCACGATGGCTGGGGGCGTAAAGCCAGAGAGAAAAAAAAAAGAACCCGGTGGTCTTGTTCAGATGGATAAGACTGCCGAACTTTACAAGGATTTAAAAAAAAAGTCCAGACCACTTTGGAGAAGTGACTGGAGAAAATAAAAGGAAATTATAATGACAGAAGAACAGCATAACAAAGCATACTCGTTAGTCGACATGACTAACACATGTATACACGTACTAGAGCAGGACACTGTATCAGATGAAATTAAATCTGCAGCAGAAGATGCTCTAAGAAGTTTAATTAAAAGCATGGCTATCTTAGGATATAACATGGTATCAGGAGATCAACATGCAAACCATGGTTAAAGCAACCTTTACTATAATAGATGACAGTGAGAAAGCAAAGAGAACAGAAGTAATCGAGATGGTATACCCTATGAATGAAGAAGGAAACTTTCTAAAATCATTAATAGATTACCTAGAAGATGACGAAGAGACTCAAGAAGGTTCAACCATATTAACATCAGGACATTGACATGGCAGAGAAGAAAAGAGAACATAATATTCTAGCTCTGGATGGTGTAACAGATAAGGAATATGTAGATTCCTATGGTGTTCCACCAAAGTTAGCTAACACACCAGAAATAAACAACTGGTTAATCAATGATACTTATGAAAAGAATCTTGAATTAGAATACAATGCTGCAATTAAAATGGGAAGGTCTGAGCAAGAAGCAAACGCTTGGGCTAAAAAAGTTGCAAACAAAGGCAGACAAGAAGCTAGAAATTTATTAAATCAAGTCAAGCAAAAGCGAGGCTATTAAAAAAACCCCCAACAGTTTCCTTAATGGATTCTGTTGGGGGTTTTTTTTTATATTTTGTTTCTTGGTTTAACGTGTGCAGATACTCTGTCTGGATTATTATTTAGAAGTGTATTAACATCTTGTGTTGCCCAAAAGAACTGATGGTAATTGGTAATATTATTTGCCATCTTTTGTCTTCTAGTATCAAAAAGATTAAGTTTTTCTAAAACTGTTGCAGAATCATCTTTCCATTGGAAAGCATACTTGTCAAGTCCCGGATGCCATGTTCCCCACGTTTCGTGTGTTGCAAGAACTGCCTCTCCTTCTTCACTAAGTAGTCTTTTGAATGATGTGTCAAACTCTACTGCACCAATTTTTACAAAGTCTCCCCTAGTACCTATGTCAGTTTTCGGGTCAGATATTCTGTCACCATTGGCATGCAACTCATATGTCAAAGCATCTATAACAAAACTTGTATGACCTTTATTTGCTTTAGCCATATCTCCAAACACTTTGTTCAACTCTTTAGTATGCATCTCTGCTTCAATAGGCATAACAAGCAACCCATCAAAAATATGTAGTGCTGTGTTTCCTACATCAGTATTACTTGAGTTGTAATTAATACCACGTTGTGCAAGCTTACGTTTGTGTACATTAACTAAATGTCTGTTCATGTTAATATTATCATTAGCATGATTTAACATTACAGTTATTTGTGTAGCTGCTTTAAGAAATCCATTAACTTCAAAGAAAGGATTCCAATCAGATACCATCATTTGTGATATACCTTCAAATGCATTTGGTGTTTTTTCTTTTTGAACATACTCAGGATCAGTGCTTGTTAGATATCTATCTCTTTCTAAAGCACTAACTCCAGGATTATACTTATATCTAACCCTGTTACCTTCGTCTGCTTGATAAGTAATACCACCAAGATTTATTTTATAGCCAGCCAAAGTAGGTATGTTAAGTGGAAAGCCTTGTTGTTTAGCTACTGTAGCAGTTTCAGAAAGTGTTGTTGCAAACTCTTTAATAATTCCAAAGCTTTGATTAACTGCTTCTGCTGCAATAACACCTAATGGATCAATAAATTCTTTATCAATATCTATACCATTAGCTATAAACTCTTCACGTAAGCTAGGGTCTTTAAGAAATAAATCATCTACAAAATTTCTAACAGACTCTCTTATTCTTGCAGCACCTGCGCCATAACCAAAAATCATAACTGGTTTTTTTACAAATGAACGACCTAGTTTATTACGAATCTTTCCAGTAACTGGGTCTTCTTTAGACATAATGCGTATAGCATCTACAAACTTTCTGCTACCTTGACCTTTGCCATCGCCACCTGCATGTGCTAACTGCATGATAGCCATTGCACCTTCATGTGCTGCATCAGTTATTAATCCGGGCAAACCTATGCTCATAGGTACACCGGGCTTAGACGAACCGTCCCACAAACGTCTTATGTCATTCTTCATGCTTTCATTAACTCTATTGTAAGCATCTAAATAAACAGCAAAGTTTGTTGAGTTTCCTTGTGCATGTTCTAAATCTGCCAACGCATCAAGATTTCCTTCTCTTTGAAACTGTTCAATTAAATCATAGTTTCTAACCCAATGGTCATAACGAATTGGATCAAACAAACCTGCACCCCATCCAGTTCTCATGTCACCAGCTTGTGCTGCAGAATGAGCCATGCCATTGGTAAGTCCATCAACTTCTGTAAAAAATCCTGATGTATATACTGGAACATTTGGGTCTTTAATTGCCTGATTAAATTGGACTGCTTCTGCAATTGCTGCAACTGAAGCCCAGCCTTCCCAGTTCTTACCTATGTTTATTTTTTCTGCTGTAGTAGTTCCTTCCCACAAATCAACTTCTTTATCAAATTGATCTGCTGCTGTTAAGACATCCATCTTATCGTAGCCAAAACGTTTCATGATTCCAGCCTTCAAAGATATAACGTGCATAGGATTATTTAATTGATATGCAAACTTTTTGTGTGATTCAATCAAAGACCTAATCAATTTGTTATGTTGATAATTTCCTACGTTCTGGTCAACATTTAATCTAGTGTTTAATCCATAAAAATAATCATAGAAAAATTCTTTTGATACACCATTAACAACATTTCTTTGAATAAATTCTATAGCACTATCAAACTGTCCGTCTTTAATTCTATCACTAAAGTCACCTAACTCATCAGCAAACTCTTGTTCTACTATTTCATCAATACCAGATTGTTTATTTGTCTTAAGAAAATTACCTTGTCTATCTCTTTTTAAAACAACACCGGGACGATCACCATAAATACCTCTGTTTCCTGTGCCATCACCTTTCATGTTTTGATACTTTGAATGCTCAATGGCAAACATCATAGAGTTTTTATAGTCATTTAAAAAACCAATAGAGTTTATATCGTTGCCATTGCGTGCAAGTATATTTTGAAACTCAGTTAATATTTCTTGTACAAGAGCAGCCATAGCAATACTAATGCCAACACCTGTGTTTTCTGAAACGTTTTTCATTTCGTCCATTTCAGTAACATCACCTATATCTACTGGCTTACCTGTTTGTTTGATTGTTTTACCAACCATTTTTCTTGGACCACCTGACCTTGACTTTGTTACAGATTCAATTGATGGCACTACAGGTCTTCTGTTATACCTAACATCTTTAACAGCACCGGGCATTACAACTTCAATCATTGGTGTTAATCTTTCAGCTATATCTAAACCTTTAGATGTAAGAGTAAAGTTCATATGTTTTCTTGGCTGATTCTTTTCATCTAACTTTATAGAACCATCAGGATTAGTTTCAGTAATTATTTCTTTTTGAAACAATTGTTCATTCCAATCGCCAAACATTTCACTATCTGGATTAGCATCTTGTGATTCAAAAGCATCAACCATCATGTTCTTAGCCATTGATCCTGCAATTGCATGCTCTTCGCTTCTTGCTTGTTCAAAACCCATAGCATCAAGTATTAACTTGCCAATTTTTCTGTCATCAGAAATGCCAACCATTAAACTTCTTTCGCCTCTTATAGCTGCTTCTTCTGTAGACTCATTTCTCATTTGTCTATCTGCATCATCAGAGCTTTTCTTTCTTTCATAATTAGATAGTTTAGTTTTAGCATGATGTAACACAGCAAGAACCATAAAGTCAGCGTAAGCTCGACCAGCATTTGGATTTGATTCTTTAACCATTGCATAACTAGAAACAAAACTGTAAAGAAAATCTCTGGCTTGAGACCTTGAGAAATTTGGATTGCCTTGTTCAATCTTCATAGCAAACCTTTCTATTGCAGCTGGACCCATTGGTCCTGAACGCATAGTTCCCATTAAAGATTTATGAACCTTATCAGCTATACCAAACAAACCATTTTCATGATAAGCATATTCTTGTTTAGCTTTTTTAGAAGTAGTTGCTGCTGCAATTAAATGCATGTTCTTTGCTAATACACTTTCTTCTGGATTTAATTTAACAGCTTCGTCATATCTTTCTTCTGCATGCTCTCTTAACATTCCATAGTCTACAAGATTCTGAACTATTTGTTCTCTGTTGCCTCTTGCCAAATCAGTAATAGCAAACTCTGGATTGCCCGCTGCATCAGGATATGTTTGACGATTGTAATTACTAATTTGTGAAGGTGTTCTATAAAGCGTTGGAGTTCTACCACCAAAACTTTGACCTTCCCTAGTGTAATTAACATACCTGTCATTATCCATGGTCATTGTTTTCTGACCAAGATACCTACCAAACTCTTCTGTCAAAGCTGGACTTTGCTCTACTTCTAATGTAGTAACTCCTTTAAGCCTAGCAAATTCTTGAAGATGATATATCTCTTCATCAGGAGATAAGTATGGCTTGTCTTGATTAGGATCAAGTCCAGCATAATCAGGAGCTATTCTTTGCATTAGCTCTGGACTAAATCTTTCTTGACTCAATCCAACATTACCAGCTACTCTTGCCTGAACATTTCCTGGACCTTTATAACCTATTGAACTAGGTTGATAAGTTTTTTCCACAGACCTAGGTGCATCAATGCCTCCGCCAATCGCAACATTCCATCTATCGGCATCTACTCTTTGTTCTGGACCAACAAATGACGGATCAACTTGTGGTCTAGCTCTATATTGTTGTGCACTTTCATCAACAACAGATGGATAGATAGTTCTCATTTCATCATGAATTCTATCTAATGCACTTTCAGTAATCGGTCCAACATTCAATGCCTCAACCAATGCATTCATTCTAGATGATTGCGGTAAGTCTGGTCTAAAAGTTTCTTGTCCAG